ATGACCACGGCCGCCGTCATCGACAACGCGCTGATAGCCCGGATCCTGCACGCCGCACTCGCTGAGCTACGACGGCCGATCGACCCGGAGGCCGAGAACGGGTGGGCCCGCCTGGCATACGGACAAAAGGACAGCTGCAAGTGCGCGGCCGGGGCAATCCGGTTCGCCATCGCCTGCGAGTTCGGCCAGCCCCCGGTCGCCGACACCTTGTGGTTCTCGAAATGGAACGACGTCTGCGACGCTGTGTGCGCGCGGCTGTGCGCTGGCGCCAAAATTAGGATCAGCGAACGCCCCTGGGCCCAGGGCTACTTCGAGGGCTACGTCATCGACTGGAATGACCGCTACGTCGAGACGTTCTCCGAGGTGGAGACGGCGTTCGAGAAGGCCATCGCCATCACCGAGGCCGCCGCATGAGCGCCGACATCCTGCACCGTGCGCTCACCGAAGCGCCGTCGGCGCAGAAGTTTTTCGATGCTCTCACCGCCGCTGATGGGTATGTGGCCAAGGTCGACGAGCTGGGCTACCTAGCGTCATTCGCGCCGCCGCCAATTTACTACGGGCAGTGCGTATGTGGATCGGTGTTCGAGATCCGGCCCAGCGATGGACGAGTCGATCTGACCGGCGACGACTGCGAGTCCATCCGTGACTGGGATGACCTCCACAGCTATTGCCAGGACGGTGCCTGGTGAGAGCTGTCTTCTTCGAGTTCGAGGTGCTGTTGGGTCACGGCGAAAGCGCCGAAACCTACCCGATGCTGGTGTCTCTCGACGCGATCCGTTCGATCGAACCGTCGACCGGCGCCGGTGACCATGCTCTCGTGGTGTTGGAGGGATCGGTGACCGACGCCGACGCCGCCATCACCCAATTCCGAACCGTTAAGCCGTACAAAGAGATTCGGGAACTGTTGCGGCACAATGCGTACACGCAGACGGTGGTCGTCCCATGCTGAATCTGAAAGCTGTCACCGCCGGGCTGGCCACGGTTGTCGCGTTGATATCAGCGCCTAGTGCTCACGCGGACCGGGTCGATGACTATGTGGCCGCGTACGGGCAGGACGCGATCTGCCCGGTCTTGGACGAATACCCCACCAACGCGGGGATCCTCGGCATCGTCAACCATCTGGTCGACTCTGAGGGCTTCACCAGCTATTCGGCGGGGCTGGTCATCGCGCACTCGGTGATTCTGTTCTGCCCCAAACACGTTCCCGTGCTCCGCAAGTTCGCGGACACCTACAACGGAACGAGGTCGGTGTGACCACGTTGCAATACACCGAACAGCTAGCCATCGAGTACTGCTGCTCTTGCGGGATCGCGTTCGCGATGCCCACCGACTACCAGAGCCGCCGCCGAGACGACCACAAGTCGTTTTACTGCCCGGCCGGACACAGCCAGCACTACACCGGTAAGACCGAGGAACAGAAGCAGAGAGAGCGTGCCGACCGGCTGCAGCGGCAAGTCGAGGCCCGCGAAGCAGACATTCGTCTCGAACAGCGCCGCCTCGCCAACGAGCGGCGGTCGCACGCCGCCACCAAGGGGCAGTTAACCAAGACGAGAAAGCGTGTCGCGAACGGCGTATGCCCTTGCTGTAACCGCAGTTTCGCGAATCTGGAGCGTCACATGGCGCACATCCACCCGGGCTATGCGGAGAGGGCCGAATCGTGACCACAACCGAGGGGCAAGAGCCCATCGTTACAAGAGAACTCATCTCCAGAATGCGTCTCGCCGCAGACACTCTCGAGGAGGCGACCGCCATCCGCGCCAGCATCGTCACGGAGCACAAGGACACTGGCTGGGATCCATCCGGTCTTCGTTTGATCGCTCAAGGGTGGGAATACGAGCTCGATAAAGAGGAGGTTATCGAGCAACTGACCCAGCGGATAGCTGAATTCATGACCCAATCGGTGCAGTACGAACGAGTGGCGCGCGAGCGAGCGACCCCGATTGCTCATCTGATCTATGCGACCTTCGACGTTAAGCTCAAGGGCGGCAGATCATGAAGGCCACGCTCTGCCCGGTGTGCCACAAGCCGATCACGTTCGACGCGAACGGGAACATCGACGCACACAGCGACGGCACCAACGTTCGCGCCTGCCCCATGTCGGGTAGCCGATACGCCCGCAACCTTGCGGGGGTCGGCGCATGAGCGGCCACACGACTGGGATCTTGGGCATCTACACCAAGCGCGATCCGCAGTTCCTGCACCCCGGCTCAGCGCAGTGGTCGAAGATGATCACCCCGTCGAAGGTGGCCGCGATCCTGGGCGTGTCCCGCTACGAGTCGGCGTACCGGTTGTGGCATCGCATGACTGATCGATGCGAACCCGAGCCGCCGAAGGACGCCTTCGACATCGGCCACGATCTGGAGGCGTACGCCGCGAACCGTTGGCGGCGAAAGAACCCGGGCTGGCTGCTGTCACAAGGCGAGGTGCAGGTACACGTAGATCCCGACAAGTTCGGGTTTCCTTGTGTGGCAACGATAGACCGGCGCGGTGTGCGTGGCCGGGCCCGGCGGGTGGTGGAGTTCAAGGCGGCACGAAACCTCACCGATCTGGAGATGTTCGGCGACGACCTCACCGGCGATTGCCCCGAAGATCACGCCGCGCAGGTGCAAGCACAAATGCTGTTCACTGGGTGGACCGAACTGCCCGGACATCTGCTGGCCGTCGGCCCCTACTTCGACGAACGCATCTACGAGATCCCGTACAGCCTCACGCAGGCCACCTGGATCCTCGATGAAGTTCGCAAGTTCTGGGAGCTGTTAAAGGCCGACGAGCCACCCGAACTCGACGACAGCATTCACACCTATCAATGCCTGCGGGCCCGCCATCCCGACATAGAACAGGGTGCAGCGATCGTGCTCGACGCCTCGGATGCGCTGGAATACGTCACCGCGCGAACCGATTTCGAGGACGCGGAGAAGGCCCTTCAAGCGGCGAAGAACAGGCTCACCCTACAGATGGGCAGCGCCCAGCACGCCGAATTCGCCAGCACGCGCATCGCGACGCGCCGCGCCCACGGCAAGGGCGGGGTCGCACTCTACGCCGCCAAAAGCGTGACACCCGAACAAATCCGATTCTTGGACGGAGAAACCCAGTCATGACCGAGACAACCACCCAAACCGCGGACGCCGTGACCATGATGATGCCCGATCCGGCCGCAACCACAGGCGGTGAAGTAGCTACTCAGCTCGGCACAGAGCTGGCCATCAACACAGGCCAGATCGGATTCACCGACGCGCAGCGAGCCGCGCTACGGCAGCTCGGTATCGAAGACGCTACCGACGGCGACCTCGCGGTCTTCTTCCATGTCTGCCAGACGACCGGCTTGGATCCGTTCCGCAAAGAGATTTACATGATCGGCCGTAACACCAAGCTCACCGAGTGGCTAGACAATGGGGAAGGCGGCCGACGCAAGGTTGAGCGGTACGTCACCAAGTACACCATTCAAACCGGTATCGACGGGTTCCGGCGCAAGGTCCGCGAGTACGCGCACCGCAACGGAGACACCCTTGCCGTGGAAGGCCCGTTCTACTGCGGCGACGACGGGGAGTGGAAAGAGGTATGGCCCGGCAAGACCCCGCCGGTCGCCGCGAAGTTCACCGTCATCCGCAACGGTGAGCCCTTCACTGCGGTAGCGCATTTCGACGAGTTCGTGCAGACGAACAACCTCTACGAGGGCACCGGCCAGGGCCGCAAGGTCGTCGGGCAGGAACCCAACAGCATGTGGGCAAAGATGCCCCGCAACCAAATCGGCAAGTGCGCTGAGGCGGCGGCATGCAGACGCGCCTACCCAAACGAGTTCGCCGGATTGATCCTCTCGGATGCTGCGCAGCCGACGGTCATCGACGGCGAGGTCGTCGAGCAGCACCGGCCGCCGCAGCGCGCCCGGGGAACCTCGGCGTTGGAGGCGCGTGCCGCGGCAGCAGCTGCGGCCAAGGCGCCACAACCCGCGGCCGATGACACCCCTGCGGTTGCAAAGCCGCTGTCGGAGGCCAGCCGTCGTAAGTGGCTGAACAAGATGTTTGCACTCATGGGCGAGGGCAAGGCGCCCGACCGTGAAGACCAGCTGATCGTGATCGCCGGGATCCTGGACCTAGACACGCTGCGCGAGCACCGCGACGACATGACCGACGACGAACTGCGCACGGTCGCAACACAGCTCAACGACTGGAAGACGACCGGAGCCCTCGAAGCGCAGGTTACCGAGCTGATCAACGCATGGTCGCTGCGCGAAGCCGCTCAAGCAGACGCCGCTGCCCACGAGTCTGCGCCCGCCGAACAGGGCGATCTACTCGACGGCGGCGACCAGTCATGAAGCGCGGGCAGGTGTTCATCCCCGACGGACCGCTCACCCTCGGTGATCTACGCCGGATCGTGGCCGACTCAGACGGCAAGCCCGATGACCGGCTGATCGATCTGCAGACACCGATGGCAGGGGATCGGCGGCAGGTCAAGGTCACGGTTCTGGAATACGCCGACACACGCCAGCCCGTGATCAACATCGAGACTTCCGCAACCAAACAGGTTGCGGAACAACCCAACCCAACCACAGCGAAGGACCACCTGTAATGGCCGAAATCACCAAGGCGCCCGCCGATCTGCCGTCCACGAACGAACTCGACAAACACGACACCGGAGACGGAACCACACCCGTCGCCTACATCGGGTTATCGGCAACGAACGTCAAGATCGAGAACCCGCCCGAGCTGGAGGACAGCGGCATCCTCGTAATCCGTTGGACATGCACCGATTCGGGCAACAAGCTGATGAAGGACGGCGAGATCCGCCCGAAGCGCACCCTGACCGTCACGTCGGCGTGGTGGCCCGGCAACCGGCCGCTGCCCCAGGATCCGAACCAGGAAGCCCTGTTTGAGGACGACGTGGACGCCGCGAACAAGGCCGAAGCCGAGAACAACGAAGACGCCGAGGGCGGCACCGATGAGTAGCCGCGAACCCAGCGCGTTCAGCTTCCTTGTCCTGGGCGCGCTGCAGAAGCGGCCCATGTACGAGGGCACCGTCCCGGCCGCCGTGGTGGCCGACCGTCGCCGCCGCAACCGGGCCGCGCGCAGGTCTCGCCGCGTGAACCGGAGGGCCCGCCGATGATCCTGGTCGAGATCTACCCGGACAGCGCAGACGAATACCGGTGGAGGGCCAAGGACGGCGCCAACGGCAAGGTGATCGCGGACAGCGGCGAGGGTTACCAGAACATCAGCGATGTCGAGCGCATGATCCAACGCGTCTTCAGCGGGGAGACTGCTCGCCCCCCTGCGCCGGAACCGGTTCATTTGCGTATCACCTACCGCGGTATGGCTGGCCCCTCTGACGATGAGCAGATCCGGTGAGCACCGCCCATGAACCCGGGTCCGGGGACGCGCCCGCCGAGACCGTCCCCGAACCCGGCACCACCGCAGACGAATACACGCCCGAACAGATCGCCGCGGCCGACCAGATCCTGGCTGAAGCGAAGGATCTGTTCAACAAGATCGTCAACGATATCCGCAACGGCAAAGCCGAGCTGTCGCACTCGGCGCCGATCGATGTCTGTCTGATCGCCGCTGACCTGTTCCACCTTGCCGTGGGCCACAACCAGCTGGCCGAGGTCTGTCAAGCCCTGGCGTGGGCCGCCTACCAGACGGTCGAACGAGATGGCTGACTTCCGGCGCGGCCCGGGCCGCCGCTTCCAGCAGCCGTCCCGCGGCTGCAACGTCGACTGGGACAAGTCCCCGGAACGGCAACTCGCGCTCACTGTGGCGTGCCGACACTGCCACGCACCCAAGGGGACCAGGTGCGTGAAGAAGAACGGAACCTTCCTGCTGAACTTCCCGGCACACCCGTCCCGGATCGTCGACGCCAAGGCGGTGACCCCATGACGTTCCGGGTACTGGGTTTGGATCCGTCGTTGCGGCGCACCGGCATTGCGATCCTGACCGATTTCGGAGGCATCACAGCGCCGTCGGTGCTGCGGGAAATGGGGGAGGGCAGCGACGAACGCGAAAGCTATCTACAGGGCAACCGGCGGCTACGGGCGGTGTGCGCGAACACTATGCGCATCATCGACGACTACAGGTCAAAGATCGGGCCCGACAACATCGACCTCGCCGTGATCGAAGGGCACGCATTCTCACGCAACCTGCCTTCAGTCGAAGACCGACACGGCCTGTGGCACGGCCTGGTTGGCGCGCTCGATGTCCGCAAGATCCCTATCGCGATCGTGCAACCAAGTACCCGCGAACGGTTCATCACCGGCAAGGCCAGCACGGGGCCGACCGCGCTGCCCCCAGACGAACGCAAAGCACTCGTGCTGGCCGAGATACGGAAGTTGTTCCCACAGCACCGGATCGCGAACCACGACGTCGCAGACGCCGTCGGCCTGGCGCTCATGGGCGCAATCCACCTCCAAATGACGATGCCCTTCCGCCTCCGACGCTGCCACATCGAGGGCGTGCACCCCATCAACTGGCCAGCCCTCACGCAACCACAGTCCACAGCAAGGAGATAACGATGACCACCGCGCCCCCGACGAACAAGCACTGGTTCCGCAAGCTGATCCACGGCCAGCCCCACCAGATCATCGGCGGAAACGACGACCCGTACCTGCTGCGCTGGTACCTGATCCCGCGTAACCCCGTCCTGAACATCTATCTGCACCAGTTCCTGCGCAGCGACGACGACCGCGCCCTGCACGACCACCCGTGGTGGTTCTGGTCGATGGTGCTGCTCGGTCATTACTACGAGCACCGCGCCGACGGCCGCCGAATCAAACGGCACGCCGGATCGATCGCCTATCGGCGCGCCGAGACCCGGCACCGCGTCGAGCTACCCACCTCCAATGACCCGTTCTCACTGCTGAGCCGAGAGGACTCGTGCGTCACCCTCGTCATCACCGGCCCGCGGGTCCGCGTGTGGGGATTCTGGTGCAGGGACCGGTTCGGGGAGACGCGTTCTCGGCAGTACGAGGTCGAGCGATTCGTGCCGTACTACGACTGGCACGACGGCGGATGCGGCGAACCCATCGAGCCGGGTCGGGTGCGCGCCGATGACTAGCACCGGCCGAATCCTGCAGCTTGTCGCGTACGAACGGATACGGCAACAAGACAAATGGGGAGAACAAAACCACCCGAACATCGACGTCGACGACGTCCAACTGTTCCACGAGACCGTCGCCAGGTTCCCAGCTCTCCCCATCCCCGAGAGTTTCATAGAGCATGTCGCATCCAGGCACAACATTCCCACTGCCAATCAGGCGCGTGACACCCTCCAGCGGCTAGCCGCAGCGGGGAAGGCCACCTGGGGGCGGATCCTCCTCGAGGAATTCGCAGAGGCAATCGAAGCCGCCGCGCTTGCCGCGATCGACAAGGGGCCCATCGAAAACCTCCGTACCGAGCTGATTCAGGTCGCGGCGGTAGCCGTGCAGTGGGCCGAAAAACTCGGCGGCACAGAATGACCGAGCTGTCTGCCCCGTTCCCGTACTTCGGCGGGAAGCGCCGCGCCGCAGACGCCGCCTACCGGATCGTGCTGTGCGGGTTCGACACCGAGCACGATGCGCTCCTTGAGCACGGCTGGACTGTCGACGTGGGACGGGCTGGTGGGGGCGCCGGGTACAACACCGACGCCAAAGCCGGGCGACGGGAACGCTTGTGGTTCAGCCCGGCCTGCCTGCACGCCGACACCATGCTCGACTTCGGAGCGGGCGTATGACGGCTCTACTCGGCCAGACCTACACCCCGCCCCAGTACGAATACCAGACGCTCGACAATGCCGGGCAGTGCACGCAGTGCCGCCAGAGCATCCGTGCCGGGGCCCAGGTGGTCAGCCAAGGTGACCGCAGAGTCCACGACCACTGCTACCGGCGGGCCGTCAGGGGGCGGTACTGGTGACATTCCCCGAAGTGCTCATCGAAAGCCGGGTGCTCGCCACAGTGCCCGACCGCTGCCACAACCCGCGGTGCGGCATGCCGATCCTGTGCGGCGACATCGTGATGGTTCGACGCCTGCGGGATCACCGCCGCCTCACCGGTGAACGCACCGAAATCCTGTGCGAGAACTGCCAATGCGGATGGAAAGAACCATGACCGACGCCGATGACCCCAAGTGTGTCTGCACGCACTACCGCAGCGTGCACGACCACCAGCCAAACCCGAAGTGCCGGGCCGGTGTATTCGGCTACCCATGCGACTGCCCCGGATTCGAGGCCGACCCGAAAGCGAACACCCAATGACCGACATCGTCTTCATGGACACCGAAACCCTCGGCCTCGATATCGACGCCCCGATATGGGAATTCGCCGCAATCCGGCGCCATATCAACAGCCCTGAAGTTGCCGACGCGAGCGGCATTACGTCCACGGAACGCAGGCTTCACCTCCAGATTCACCACCATGTCGGCTCGTGGCTGACAGGCCCCGATGCGCTACCCGAAGAGTTCGCCGCTGACTACCGTCGCCGATTTAACGCCGACACGGCATACGGCCAGACAGTGGCAGCGCGAGTGATTGCAGAGTTCCTGTCCGAGTCCCATTCCGGCCGCCCGCTCATCGTCGGCGCGGTCCCGAGTTTCGACACCGAACACATCCGGCACCAACTGCTGCGGCCCTTCGGTATACCCGACCCCTGGAACTACCACCTGATCGACATCGAAAACGTGGTCACCGGATACCTGCGCGGCCGAAACCTCCTGCCGCGGATGCCCTGGAAATCCGACCAGCTGTCGGCGGCTGTGGGTGTGGATCCCACGAATTTCGACCGCCACACCGCCCTGGGTGACGTGCTCTGGATCCGCGCCCAGTGGGACGCCGTGATGGGAGCCGATTTCCATGGGTGACAAGACGGGCATCGAATGGGCCGACGCCACATGGTCACCAGTGACCGGTTGCACCCGTGTCAGTGATGGATGCCTGAACTGCTACATCGAACGATCGACACCAATTCGTATCGCAGGCCGAAGGTTTGACGGTGAAGGCATCGGGTCGAGTCTGGCGGTACAACTTCACCCGAACCGTCTGGACTGGCCAATCCGAAAGCGTGACGGGAAGAAGATCTTCGTCTGCTCACAAGCCGACCTGTTCCACGACGACGTGCCTGACGAGTACATCGCCCGCGTGTTCGCTGTAATGGCCTTGGCTCCACAGCACACATTCCAGGTGCTTACTAAGCGGCACGGTCGGATGCGGTCGCTGCTTTCCAGTGATGATTTCCGGTCGGAGGTCACGCAAACCTTCGTTGGCTGGGCAGTCGAAGACCTCTCGCTGAAAACCGGTCATCTGGAGTCCGCTACCGGGGACCGGTGGCCGCTGCCGAACGTCTGGCTGGGTGTGAGCGCTGAGGACCAGAAGCGCGCAGACCTCCGAATCCCAGCGCTGCTCGATACCCCGGCCGCGGTGCGGTGGATCAGCGCCGAGCCGCTACTTGGACCGGTCAACCTTCACACCGATCCGATCGAGGCCGGTACGCCATTCTGGGGTAGCCAGCTCGACTGGGTGGTTGTCGGCGGCGAGTCCGGGTCGGGTGCAAGGCCGATGCATCCCGATTGGGCGCGCTCGCTGCGCGATCAGTGCGTGGCCGCTGGTGTGCCGTTCCTGTTCAAACAGTGGGGCGAATGGGTGCCGGAACGCCTGGGGCTGCACGGGTGCAACGCGCCTGCGGCGTTCCTGTCAACCGACGGTCAGGTGCGACTGCTGGTTGACGGCAAGCCCGCATACGCACCGTTTGCCCCAGCCGGTGACATGACCATCCGCCGGGTCGGCAAGAAGCGCGCCGGGCGCGAGCTGGACGGCCGCACTTGGGGCCAGTACCCCGCGGCGGTGGCGTGATGCCTGCGCCTGCTATCCGCGTGCTGTCCCTCGGCGCTGGTGTCCAGTCGACGGTGCTGGCACTCATGGCGTGCGACGGCACGCTGCCTGGTCTGGACGCGGCAGTGTTCGCCGATACCGGCTGGGAACCGCCCGCAGTCTATGAGCAGGTGGACCGGCTCGCCGCCGAGCTTGCCCGCGTTGATATCCCGCTGCATCGGGTCTCATCCGGCAACCTGCGCGCGGACACTCTGGACCCGGCACACCGGTTCGTCTCGGTGCCGTACTTCACACTCGCTCCCGCCGGTACCGAGGTGCCCGTTTATGGCGTATGCGCCCCCTGCGGCGGCTCCGGCCGTGGACCATCTGACGAGCCTGATTCATGTTCGGTGTGCGGTGGCGACGGCCGTGGGTCGATCGTGGGCACCAGGCTAGCCACTGCCACTGAACGGCACGGCATGGGCCGTCGCCAGTGCACCAGCGAGTACAAGCTCAAGCCGATCAAGGTCAAGGTGCGCGAGCTGCTGGGCTACCCACACCCGACACCGGTACCGCGAGATGTATTCGCCGAGCAGTGGATCGGCTTCTCCACTGATGAGATCCACCGGGTACGCGACCGGCTGGACGTGAACTACTCTCGGCCGCGTTACCCGCTGCTGGAGCTGGGCATGTCCCGCAAGGACTGCCAACGCTGGCTAGAACGCGCCGGATGGGGCCACACCGCCAAGAGCGCCTGCATCGGCTGCCCGTTCCACGGCAACGCCCAGTGGCGGTACATGTACGAGCGGCGCGACATCTGCGCGACGTGCAACCACCCCCGTGACGACCACTGGCGCGGTTTCGACGAACCGAAGGCATGCGCGCACCTGTACAACCGGGACCAGCCCGAAGCGCCCGCCGATCTGTGCATGTGTAAGCGGTTCCACTCCCTCTGGGATGACGCGGTCGATTTCGACCGACGTATCCGCAAGGGCGGCGCCTCGGCCAACCCACTCGACGGCGAGGCATTCCTACACCGCTCGCGAGTTCCGTTGGACCTGGCACCAATCGACCGCGTGACACGTGCCGAGTACGCCGACATGCAGCTCGACCTATTCGAGGACGGCGACCCGGACGGCTGCTCACCCTACGGCTGCCGCAGCGGGGAGGTGGCGTGATGCCCAAGCGAATCCAGCGCAAGCGCACCGCGGGCTGGCGCATGCCCGCAGGCGCCATCTACGTCGGGCGGCCGAGCCAGTGGGGTAACCCGTACGTTGCGGGTCCAGGTCGACCACGAATGCCATGGCTGCCAGAGGGGACCGTTCTGACCGTTGAGCAGACCGTCGCATGCTATGCCGACATGGTTCGTGGCGGTGGTCCGAACATCAACGGCGACAAGTGGCTTACATCGCAAGTCGGCGTGATCCGCTACCTCCTGGCCGGTCACGACCTCGCTTGCTGGTGCCCGCTCGATCAGCCCTGCCACGCCGACGTTCTACTGGAGATTGCCAATGGCTAATGTCACCAACACATCTGAGCTGTTGGCGTTGCTGCGGCGCCATTACATCAAGCCCGGCCTGGACCTGCCGGGTGGCGTGTTCGTACCCGAGGTTGGCGGTAACGGATCTTGGGGTGCCAGTGCGCGCGCCGACGCCATCTATGTCGGGTTCACCAGCAGCAGCGGCCGAATCCTGGTCGGGCACGAACTGAAAATCAGCCGCGCCGACTGGCTGAACGAACTCAACAAGCCCGGCAAGGCCGATCAGTGGGCCGACCAATGCCACGCCTGGTATCTCGTCGTCAACGACCCCGCGATCGTGAAGCCCGGTGAGCTGCCTGCCGGTTGGGGGCTGATGTCACCCGGCACGAGCCGCACCCGCATGGCCGTTCACACGCCCGCAGCCGTCAAGCCCGACCACACCCCTTCATGGGACGCCGTACGTTCCGTCATGGCCCGCATAGACACCTTGCGCGCCAGCGACGTAGCCGACGCCGTCGAATCCCGAGACCGGGCCCGGCACAACCAATACGAGAAGGACATAGCCGCGGCGGTCGAGCGGCGCGTGAAGTCCATGCCGGAAACGGGGGAGGCCGCGAAACGGCTCAAGCTCATCGAGGACGCCATCGGTGCCCAAATCGATTGGAGCGACAACGTCTGGGTGCCGGACCGCACGGTCGACCCGGAGCTGCTGGCACGTATCGGCAAGGCCGCGTTGGCCCTTGGCGGCATCGAATCGGCTATCCGTCAGCTCGGTAGGGGTTACAACAGCACGAAGGAAGTACGACGACTCATCGACGAATACGACGCCAAGCTCGCCGAGTTCCTGGCCCCCGCCAAGGCCGTGTGCGCGTGGTGCCCAACAGCCGCAGGCGGGACTGCCGAGCACAACGACGGCACTCGCCACCCGTCATGCGGAAACACAGGGCACGGCATGAACTGGGAGGTGTCCGAGTAGTGGCGTGGTTCTACGTCGATGACGGGTTCAGCGATTCCAAGCCAATCATGAACCTGCCCACGACCCCTGTCCGTGTCCCGATGCGGATCGCGGTCGCCGGTGCGTGGGTTCTCGGCGGGTCGTGGTCAGCAAAGGAAGAACTCGACGGGTTCATCCCGCACTCGAAGCTGAAATCGCTTCTGGTGCCGCGGTCTGTGGTGGCGACCATGGTGGCGCCCGGCCCCCTCGACGCCCCGCTGTGCTGCCCAGAAAGTGACGGAATTTTGGTCAGAAATTGGGCAAAATGGCAGCGAACTAAGGCAGAAAACGAGGCCAACCGCAAACGCGAAGCCGAGAAGAAACGGAACCAAAGACGGCGCGGCCGAAACTTTGTGACCGGCATAGATGACCAAATGTCCCCAGGGGACAACGACGGGGACACCGCAGAGCCCGGCGAAAACGTGTCCCCTGGGGAGTCCCGTGGTCCCACCCCACCCCACCCCTTAGTAGTTACTTCTAGTGGGGATAGACCGGTAGGAAGCCGCCCGGCCGAACACTGCCCCCGACACCCCGGCGGAACCGAACAGCCCTGCGGCGCCTGCGCTAACGCGCGGCGCAACGCAAACACCTGGGACGCCCAACAGCTGCAAGCCGCCGCCGACCACGCGGCAGCCACGTTCGCCGCGATCCGCCAATGCCCCGACTGCGACCCCAACGGCCTGCGCTACTCCGACCCGGAAGACCCCGAGTCACCGCTGACCCGCTGCACCCACCCCAACCTCGAACGCTAGGAGACGAAATGAGCCCCATCCCACCGGAAATCCTGGCCGCCGCCGACCAGGACCGCGCCGCCTCCAACGAGGCCCTCGACGCATTCGTCGAATGGTTCCGGCAGCACACCGCCAGCAGACACCACGGCGACAGCACATGCGCCTTCCACCAGGTCGTTGGTGTGGCACGCAAGCGCGACCAGTACCAGCTCGCACACATGCTCGCCGCCGCAATAGCACGCCTAGCCGCCGCCGACACCACACAACCAGTCATCGACGAGGACGGGGTCCGTTCATGAGCGTTCAGACAGCCCAGGCCGACCATAACCGTTGGCGCGCACACCAAATGGCCAATCGCGGCACACCCGCCACGACCATCGCCAAACACCTCGGCATCGACCCCGACAGCGTGCGCCGCTACCTGCGCCAACCCTGCCCCGAGCAGCCCCACAGCCAAGACCAAAGCTGGCAGACCCGCGGTCTATGCGCCCAACGCGACTGCAGCGTGGAACCCGATGCCTTCTTCCCCGGGTACGGAGCCAACATCGACCCGCGGGTCAAAGCCCTCTGCGCCCGCTGCCCAGTCCGCTACCAGTGCCGAGAATCCGCGATCGTGCACTACGAGGAATTCGGTGTATGGGGCGGCACCAACGCCTCCGAACGCCGCCTGCTACGCCGCCAACGACGCGCCCAACAAGGCGTCGCATGACCACCACCGCTACGGTCACGCACGAATGCCTCGGCGGACGCGACTGCCGGGCATTCGAACTCGTCGAAGACCGGGGCCGCCAACGCCGCCGCCCGGCCGCCACCGACAAACCAAACACCCTGTGCCGCCGCTGCGCATCCGACGTCCGGCGCGCCGTCGAAGACCTCCCCGGCGACTACCAACGCCTCGACGCCGCCATGGAAGACGGACCCAGCCACGACGCACCCGGCGGCCCGAAAGTACGCGCCAGCACCGAACCACCCATCCCGTACAACGTGCGATACGACGCCCTGATGGCCGATATCGCCGCCGAACTCACCGCCGCCGCTGCACGTATCACGGTGCCACCCAAAGGGACACAGCTGTACGTTGTGACCACCTGTAGCAAGGCCGTCGCCGCGAACGTGCCCAAGCTACTGGCCTCACCGCCGCTGATGGACGAAGTATGGGTCAACGGCACCGAACGCCGCGCCGTCCACCGCAGCGGCGTCGACATCGCTCTCGCGCTGGTGAACCTGCACCGGCAGATCGGCGCCGAACTCGGCGGCGGCACCGACGCCACGAAAATCCGGCTCCCGTACGGCTGTGCCGCATGCGGATCCCCATCGCTGTACCAGCACGGCTACCAGGTGACCTGCCCTGACTGCAAAAAGGACTGGACCGACGACGCCTACGCCGAACTGAACCGTGAACTGGTGCGACGAAAGGAAGAAGCCGACATGCGCGAACTGGAACACGCGAACGCCAAACTCGCTGCACTGCAACGCCTTAACGACGGATTCAACGAAATCGAAGACCAGAGCACGCTATTCACGCCCGCCCAGATCGCCCAACTACTGGGCGACATCCTCGCCATGCCCGCCACCACCACCGACGCCGCGAAAGAAACGAAAACCCGATGAGCGAAAACCTTTATCAGGACACGATGCTGGCCGCTGCCGCCCTGCACCATGCCAACGACCAGCGCACACCCGAACAACGGCAAGCCGAGATGGTGGTTCGCGGACTGCTCTACCCCTGTGAAGTGACCGACCCGGCCGTCGACACCGGCCGCCACCACCGCAAGGTCGGCGAAGAGGTCTACATCGAGCGCTACGGCTCGCCCGGCCGCCACCGGAAACCAGACGAGTACAGGGCGCCCTGCTGGCGCGGCCCCTGCTGGCTTCCCGGGGGCCACGAAGGGCCGTGCCGACCGTGACCGTCAGGGAGAGCGCCCGCCTGCTCGTGCTTCCGCCGTGCTGCGACCCGCGCGGCCACAACTTTAAAGCCGACCAAATCCGCACCGAAACAGCCGTATGCGAACGCTGCGGACTCATCCGAAAGCGCGTGATATACCGATGACAGCCCGGAAGAACCCGCTGCGCGGCCTGGGCGCACTCGACGAAGCGCGCCGTGTCGCCCACCGGCTCAAGAACGAATTCGCCGCCACCGACCCCGCCGCCGCACAAGCCAGCATCAACCGGCTCGTCGGCGAAGGCATCGAATGGCTCATCGGAAACCGCACACCCCTCGACCCGGACGGCTGGTACACCGCCCTCGAACTCGCCAACGAACACCACGTACCGCCCCAATCGATCCGAGACTGGGTGCGCCGCAACGACCTACGTGTCATACACCGCGGCGACGGAAAAGACGTGTACCAAGCCAGCGAAATCGACCTGTACCTGCGCTACCGGCGCCTCCGCGCACTGCACCTCACCCACGGCCAAACCTTCGACAAATGGCGCCAAATCCAAACCGACCAGGAGACACAGCAATGATGACCTGCGAACGGTGCTTCATACCGATCTACGTCGGCGAGAAGTACATCGAGATCCGCACAGTGGGCACAACCGATGCCGTCCCGCCCCAGGCCGTGCACCTCACCTGCTTGTACAGCCGGGTCGATCAATGACCCGTAACCGTGAGCAGGACGTGATCGACGCCATCGACGCGCTCGTCGACGAACAAATGGCCGGGGGAGAGCACGCCCACCGCCAGCGCGCACAAGCCGCCGGAACCGCCGACCGGTGCGCTCTCTGCGGCGGCGCATGGCACGGCGAACCGTGGACCGGCGTCGACCGCGAACACCTCGGCCGATACGACCAGCATGACCACGGCCGCGCCTACGGATGCCCCGGCGCCAACGCCACCGGCCCACAACGCATCCGGTGGAGGCACGAAGACCGAGGCGCGCGGTGGTTAGCCCAGCACGGCTTCCGCACAGGCGGCAACCCCTTCGTCGACCAGACTGCATCCGTTGCCTGGACCATCGACATGGTCAACGCGATGCGCCCATCCGTACCGCGCGTTCGGCAGCTGAATGTCCTGCGAGTGCCGCCTCACAGCCCGTATGTCGGCCCCGAACTACACGAGGGTGCCCGGATCGCGGTGCAGCTGGCCGACGGCCGCCTCGTCACCGGCACCATCGGCAGATACGACGAGAATCAAGAAACTGGCGAAGTCGAAATGACCATCGTCCAACACCTCGCCGAATACGGGCTCGGATCTAGCGCCCTCGACGTACTGGTGTTCGACGAACCACGTGAGCTACTCCCTGGCCGTGCAGATCCTGCCGGACCTAGCATCTGATCCATGCAAAGCCGCATGACCACCGACAAGCTGCTCGCCCAGGCAACCGAAGCTGCCCGGCGATGGCCCAACGCCACCCTGGAACGTAACGATGTCGGCAACCTCGTCGTCCTGGACGACGGCGAATTGGTGGCTTGGCTGGACCTCAACTTCGGTGACATCCAGGAGTTCTAACCGCGCGCTCATCGCCGCGGACCTGGATCCGACCGCGCCGTAGCCTCCGCGTGAGCGGCTATCAACGCCGCCGCGAAACCCGGCACATCCTGCACCAACAGGCCCGCCGGAATGTTCACAAACGCAACCCGATCGCCACGCGCCCCGATACGAACCTCACCATCGACCCACGGCTGCCCAGTCACCGGCACCCGCACCCACCGCCGCCCAGGCTCCTCGCACTCCACCGGCGGCAACCCAACCAGCGCAACACCCCGGGCCGCCAAACCATCCGGCAACACCGCGGCCACCCGCTGCGCGATCTCATCCTGGCTGTACACGATCTCGTCGACACCCACCCCGATCGTGCGCTTGCGGGTGGTGCCGAAGAACCCCGGCATCCCCGCGATGACCTCACGGATAGCACGGTAGGCGTCCACCAGCGCACCGTATCGACCGCCACCGACACACCCCGGGTACCGCGCGTTGCCCGCGACAATCTGAACGCCACCTGCGATGCTGGGCCCGTGACGGAAGACTTTCGCACCAGCCAAGCAGCGCCTGGACCAGCGGACACCGAGTACACGACAGCTGGACTCGCGTGGGTGGCATTCGCACAGGCCGCTGTGGATCTAGCGAAGCAGAGCGCCGCGCTCATCCAGGACAACACGCGCGGTTCCAAAACGCAGGATTGCACCTGGATAGTTGACGCCGCGCAGAAGCTGCTCAAAAGGGCAATGGTGTACGACTACGAGCACAAGCGACCCATACGGCGCGGTTACACCATCCCGCTCGACAACATAGCCGATGACCCCGAGGTTCAGGACGCGATCGACGAATGGTACGACGCAGTCGAACGGCCTTGGAGTGACAGCGGATATGGGGTCGCTTCACGGCTACCCAAAGGTCTCACCGATCCGCTCGCAGCCGCCCGAGAACTCGACAAATGGTGCGCCGAGCACATCAAGCCCAGCATGTATCCCACGGTGACCGGGCAACTCACTGCACATAACCCGACAACTGCTGCCGCAAGTGCCGCCCGCCATAGAGCATTCCTGGCAGCTCAAGGCGAAAACATCAGCCCCCAGGAGCACAACGCTCAACTGGGACGTGAGCGACGCTTGCAGGACGCCCAGCAGGCACGGCTGCCCGATTTCGCGCAAATCGAACATCTGCCGCCAGAAGACGACCCCCGTCACCTGATCCATACCTTCTGGCCCCAAATCGTCGAAAACACATCGCGCCGACACCCCACCCTGGCGGAATTCATTGCAGGCGCGCGATGCGTCAGGGCGGCTGGGCTGGCCGCTGTCATCGGGCATCCAGAACTGACCAAGGCGAGGGTGCTCAACGCCATCACAGCCACGTTCGCCGATGCCGTGTTCGAAACCATTGGCTGGATTAACGTGCAGATTTACGTTGTCGACCCCGACACCGAAGAGTTGATCGTCACCCAGGACAGGGAACGTCAGGAGGCCGAAGGGGCGAAGAAACACGACCCAGACGACCTCGGTTTCTGATTCCCCCTGAAGCGCACACCTGTTGCTGACTGGTGCGCGCATGCGTTACCTTCGAGATGGCAGAGCTATGCCCAAACCCCGAACCTCCTCCACCGCGAGGGGGTTTCGTCGTTTCCGGGCCGTGACGCCTACATGGGTTACCGCGGCGCGTCAACCCGGCCGTTATCCCGGTAAGCATGCCCACAATCGCGAAGAGCACTCGCGAGGCATCCGCTGCGCGCCGCGGACCAACCCCTCCCAACCACACAGCACCCGGGGAGACACCATGCCCAACCAAGACGCAGTGCAGCTGTTGTACGACAACCTCGGCCAACTCAACAGCCCCGAAGGCCCAATCACGCTGCTGCCGTTCGCCTACGACTGCGAAGAGACCCGGCACGTCAAACGCCAGGTCTGCGAAGCACTCGTGGCGCTCCTTGAGGAGGGCGGCTACATAGCGCCCCCGGCGGCCACCGAACCGGCGGCACCATCTAGGCGCCAGCAGGTCCAACTGCGGTGCCGCACATGCGCCGAACTGCTCATGTCCACGACCGTCGACGAATCCGGCGTAGGCATGATTCACGCCCCAACGCTGATCGAAGGCATGGCCCGCAAGACACCAGCGTGCCCGCACACCGACATCACCCCCGCTGACAACGTGCGGCGCATCGAAGAAGCCATCCTCGCCACACAGCAATCCGAAGGCGGCCAGCCATCATGACCATGCCAAAGCTCGGGCTCGAAAGCATCCTCGGCCGCATGCGCCAATCAACCCCCACCACCCCGGCCACCAAAGCACAGCTGGAGTTCCTGGTCGAGCAGTACATCGTGCCCATGCTGCGTAACCCGCGCGCACGCCTGGCCGTCAAGGTCACCAAAGACACGGCCGGATGGGACATCCGCATCGACCTACCCGCCGAGTTCCCCGCCGACGACGTCACCATCGGCAGCTGAACCATGGGGCGTGACAATCCGGTGAAACGGTTTCACGCTCATGTCACCCCAGCCAGGTAGACGCCGCTGATGGCCACCGGACGCAAGACCACCACCGCCAAGGGACTGGGCTGGACACACCAACAAGCCGCCGACGAACTACGCCGCAACCACCACGACGGCAGCCCCTGCAACTGGTGCGGACGACCCATGTACCTGGACCGCACACTCAACTGGGACTACAACCCGCAGGCCACCAACCCCACCAGCGGCAGCCTGCACGCCGACCACTCCGAGATGAGCAGAGCCGAAGCCATCAAGCTCGGCCTACCCATCCCACGCCCCAACCGGCTACTGCACGGCGTCTGCAACATCCAACGCGGCGAAGGCGGCAACGACCACCTCGCCGCCAACAACCGGACAGACACCAACCAGCAACTACTCATCGCATGGCCATGGTGAACCAAAAACCTTGCACCACAACAACATTCAGGCAACCAAAGCCATTGCGGTGCAACACAATTAACCACGCGCACACCCCAAAAAATCTTGAGGCACCCCCACCCCCTCCGAGACCTGACGAACGTCAGGAGTTTTTTTCACCTGGGGCGAAAGTTTGCGGGCGTGGGTTTGCTGGGGCGGGTGAAAGTGGTTGTGCTGCAACACCATTCGTGTGTACAGAGTCATTGTGGCGCAAGGGTTTTCGTCTCTGATGGCTACGCGGAAGCGGGCGTTGCCGGTCAAGACTGCGGGTCAGCAGCTGGTGGAGGAGCTGTCGGCAGAGGGTGATCCGTTCTCGTTGCGGTTTCTGATTGAGCAGGCGGGGCAGGCGGCGGACTTTCTGGAGCGGTTGTCGGCGCTGTTGAACGGGGATCGCGAGGCGTGGTTGTCGGTGAAGATCGGCGCTAAGACGGTGGAGGTCGTCGTGAACAACGTGCTGGTGCAGCATCGTCAGCAGGCCGACCAGCTGCGCAAGCTGCTAGGGGAGATCCACCGACAGCGGGGAGCGGCCCCGCCTGGTGACCCGGATGACGACCCCACCCAAGGGCTCTAGGCGTTCCTCGCCTAAGTCCCGGTGGCCGAATTTTGTTGGTACGTGGCCGCGGCTGATCGGTCGGCAGACACCGGAGATTGAGTGCCGTCATCCGGGCGATGAGTCCGAGGGTGATCGGTGCGCGACGTTCGCGTTCCGAATCGGGTTGCGTTGCATGCCGTGGCAATGGCTGATCCTGCGGGCAATGTTGTCGCTGCTGGATCCGAACCAGTGGGGCGAGCGGCTGTTCACCCATCGCAATGTGGTGATCGAATGTTCGCGTCAGAACGGCAAGACCCTGATCGTGATCGTTCGGATCCTGTGGGGACTGTTTCGGCGCCGCGAGCGGATCCTGTACACCGCGCAGGAGTGGAAGACCGCCGAGGACGTGTTCGACCGCGTGTGCGCGGTGATCGATCGCGTTCCGGCGTTCCGGCGGCAGCTGGCGGCCAAGCCGTCGAAGAAAGACAACCGCGGCGTGATCCTGTTGGTGGACGGTACGAAGGCTGACTTCGGGCCACGCTCACTGAATTTCGGTCGCGGTTTGACCGAGGTGGATCTGTTGATCATGGACGAGGCGTACGACGTGGTTCCCAAGCATTCGGCGAACCTGACCGGTACGCAGCGCGCCGCTCAGAATCCGCAGACGATCTGGCTGTCCACACCGCCGGTGGCGGCCGAGCATCCGCACTGTCACAAGCTGGCGGGTTTTCACCGGTTGGGCAAGGCGGGCGCCAAGAACCCGCAGCGGGCGCTGCGCTTGTATTACGCCCTGTTCGCGGCACCGGATGGCATGGCGCGCACCGACCCGAAGGCGTATCCGCTGGCGCATCCGTCGCTAGGTGTGGTGGGCAGCGTCGAGGAAGTGCAGGACGCGCTGCAGAGTTCGCAGACCGCCGCCGACATCGCGTTGTTCGATGCGGACTACCTGGGCAGGGGGCAGTACCCGCCGCCTGAGACCACGGTGGTTTCCGAGATTGACGCGCGGAAATGGGCAGACATGGCCAAGGGTGCAACACCACAGCTCACCGGCGAAACCGTGCTGGTGATTGAACGCACCCTCGATCGCAAGCAATGGCTGCTATTCGGTGGCCGCGCCACGGCCGTGGGCCGCACGCACATCGAGGTCGGCTACGGCGGGGCCTGCACGGTCGATGAGTTCGTGCTGAAAGTAGTCGCCGCGGTGGAGGCGATGGACCCGAAGGCCGTCGCGGTCCGCGGTGGCTCTGATGGCTCCGAGCTCGAATCGAAACTGATCAAGGCAGGGGTCGAGCCAACCCCCATCACCAAGGTCGAGGTGGCGGCATTCTGTGGCGGGTTCCTGGATGCTGTGGGCGAACAGCAGGTGTCACACCGGGACCAGCCTGAGCTGAACCGGGCCATGCGCCATGCGGTGAAACACAAGCGCACCGGCGGCGGGTTCGTGTGGGAGCCGATCGACGACACCACCTGGGCATACCTGATGGGCGCCAGCATGACTCACGGCGTTCTGGCCAAGTACGCCAACCACAAGACACCGGTTCCGCCGCCGCCACTGGCCGAGGCACCCGATCCCACCGACAGCAGCGCGGACAGCGCGGTCGGACTTGACGACGACTTCGACGCGCTCACCGCGGCGTTCTGACCGAAAGGGGAACCGATGGCCGTCTCGCCTTCAGTGACCCGAGAACAGGGTTACGTCAACCCGTACGCCGATGAGCAACTGCGGTACACGGACTGGATGATGTGGGACCTCCTGGAGGAGGTTCCCGATCTGGTTTATCCGTTGTCGCTGCCAGTCTTTGCCAAGATGCCCAAGGACGACTCCCGGTTGTGGTCGCTGCTGGCCGCGATCCGGCTGCCCATCTTGCGCAACAGCTACTGGATTGATCCGAACGGGGCGCGCGATGAGGTGGTGGCGCACCTGGCGGCCGATCTGGGTCTGCCGATCAAGGGCGACGGCGGCGGCGACAAGAAGGCCAACACCCGGGGCCGCCGCAAGGGCCGGTTCAGCTGGAAAGCCCATGTGCGCAGCGCCTTGACGCATCTGCAATACGGGCACAGCGTGTTCGAGCAGGTCTACGACCCCACCCGCCCAGACGGCAAGCTGCACCTGCACAAGCTGGCACCACGGCCCCAGAGCACGATTTCGAAATGGCACGTGGCCCGCGACGGCGGCTTGATCGCCATTGAACAGGAACCGCCGCGCGGCGCGCCTGTCATGGCGAACCTGGCCGGTGTCAAGCTCGACGTCAGTCGGCTGGTGGTGTACCGCAACGAGCCCGAAGACGGGATCTGGATTGGTCAGTCGCTGCTGCGGCCCGCCTACAAGAACTGGATCCTGAAAAACGAGCTGATCCGGCTGGAGGCGGTCGCTGTGCGCCGCAACGGTGTTGGCACACCGGTGGTCACCGCACCACCTGGGATCGATGCCGCGATTGGGTCGGCGGGCCTCAAACCGTACCTGGATTTCGCCAAGGGGTATCGGGCAGGTAACACCGCGGGCGGTGCGCTGCCCAACGGCGCCACGATGCAGCTGCTGGGCGTGATGGGGCAGCGGGTGGATCCGCGCCCCGCCATTGAGTACCACGACCGTGCGATGGGTTTGGTTGCGCTGCAGCACTTCCTGAACCTCGACGGCAAGGGCGGCTCCTATGCGCTGGCCAATGTGCAAGAGGAGCCGTACACGCAGGCGGTGCAAGCCGTTTCCGATGACATGCTCGACATCGCCAACACGCATGTCGTCGAAGACCTGGTCGACCTGAACTACTCGATCGACGAGAACGCCCCACTGATCGGTGCCGCCGAGATCGCTTCCCGGCAAGACGCCACCGCCGCGGCCCTGAACCTGCTGGTGTCGGCCGGTCTGATCGTGCCCGATGCCCGGCTGCGCGCGTTCATCCGCCAAAACCTCGGCGCCCCACCGGAAGACCCGGACACCCAAGACGACACCGAAGACGACGAGCCCGACACACAGCCGCCCACCGCCGCGGCACCTGAACCGCCCAAGCCATCACCCAAGAGCAGCCGCCGCAAGGGCGAGAACGGAGACCCGACGCTGTGGTGAACAAGCCTGAACTTCCCAACCGCGCGCGCCCAGCGAACAGCACCCCGGCCCGGCCCTGGTACCGCATTCAGAACAAGGCCGAGGACGGTGTCGCGCAGATCGACATCTACGACGAAATCCACTGGTTCTGGGGTATCAACGCCGCGGATTTCCGGCGGGACCTTCTCGCGCTGGGAGAAGGCATTAAAACCATTGAGGTACATGTTAATTCCCCTGGCGGCGACGTCTACGAGGCGATTGCGATCATGAATACGCTGCGTCAGCACGAGGCGCGTGTGGTGACGATCGTGGATGGGCTGGCCGCATCGTCGGCCGGGTTCATCGCCGTGGGTGCAAGCGACGAGCTGATCATGGCGCCGAACTCGGAACTGATGGCGCACCTTCCGTGGTCCTACGCCCGCGGCAACGCAGCCGACCTGCGTAAGACCGCCGACGACTTGGATCGCATCGCCAGCAATATTGCGTCGATTTTCGCGACGCGAACGGCCACCCCCGTCGCGGACTGGCTGCAGGTTCTCACCGATGAAACCTGGTGGTCTGCACAGGAAGCCGTTGACGCAGGGCTGGCGCACCGGGTGTTGGCGGCCGAATCCGGTGAGCCGGACGCCGAGGCGGCGAAGAACCGATTCGATCTGTCTGTCTTCAATCACGCGGGACGCAGTTTCGCCCCGCCGCCTGCGCGGATTGCCGCGCGTTCACAAGCCCCTCAGCCTGCCGAGGCCGAGGTCAACAGAGGAAAGGAGCCCATTGTGGCAACCCTGAATGAGGGCCTCGCGGAGCTGCTCGGCATTGCGGCCGACGCGAACGACGAGGCCATCCTGGATGCGGCCAAGGAGGCGCTGCAGGCACGCGCCAACAGCACCGCGGCAGCATCCGATACTGAGCCGACGGTCGACCAGATCACCGCAGCCGCCGAGAAGGCCGGACTGGTGCTGGTCAACAAGGCGCAGTGGGAGAGCACCGTCACGGCCGCACAGGACGGCGCGGAGGCACGCAAGCAGCAGCTTGCCGATGCCGACGCGGCGTTGGTCGACGCGGCGATCCGTGACGGCAAGTTCGGCCCGGCTGACCGCGCCTACTACCTCGCAATGCTGAACAGCAACCGGGAGCTGACGACCGGGTTCATCAACAAGATGGCCAAGGGCTTTATCCCGACCCAAGAGGTCGGCCATTCCACGCAGGCCGTCGACGGTATCCCCGACGACCTGGGCTGGTTCGATTCCGCGCCGACGGCGCCGAGCACTGCAGGACAGGAGTAGATCAATGGCCAACGAAAACGTAGGCGTTTACGAGCCCGGCCGGGATATCACCGGCCTGGCCTCGGCCGCCGTCACCGGCAAGCGGTTCCTGAAGATCAGCGGGAACCGCTCGACGGCTACCGGCAATATTTCGGTCGCACCCGCTGACGCAGGCGGCCGGGTATGCGGGGTGGCGAAGTACGACGCCGCCAGCGGCGCCATTGTCGGTGTCGCCCGCGGCAATTCGCGCGTCACCCACGTGACAGCCGACGGCGCGATCGCCGCCTTCGCGGAGGTCGAGGTCGGCACCGCAGGCAAGGCCAAGACCAAGGCCAGCGGTATCGCCGTTGGTTATGCACTCACCGCGGCGGCCGACGGCGCCGACGCCGAAATCAGCCTCTACTAGGAAAGGGCAACCGAAATGGCAACCTCTCCCGTCGCGTACCCGTTGGGGGCGCCGGTCATCAGCAACAACACGATCACGGTCGACCTGGCCTACAAGCAGCCCGGCCGGATCACCAAGCGGCTCTCGGACCTGACGCTGCAGAAGTTCATTACGCCGGAACTGTTCTCGTCCTCGGGAACCGCCACCACCGCAGGCGCCATCATCTACGACACGATCACCGTCAACGAGCTGTACACGAAGAACGACGTGGAACAGCGCGGGCCCTCCGATGAGTACCCGATCGTGCAGGGCGAACGGCTGCAGCCCAAGGTCGCACAGTCCGAGGACTGGGGTGGAAAGTTCTGGATGTCCGACGAAGCCATCCGGCGCAACGACAAGCTCCAGATGGACCGTCTGACACGGCAGCTGGCGAACACGATCGTCCGCAAGGTCAACCAGCGGACCGTGGCCGTACTCGATGCGGTGATCGCCTCACTGGGCGGCGCCGGTGTCATCCCCGGTCACGACTGGACCAACGTCACCCTGACCGGTACGAGCCCGACGCCGAACAACGCCCGCCCCTTCGCGGACATCATCGGAGCCCAGCTGGCCGCCGACGTCGAGGAACTCGACTACGTGTACAACGTGTGGGTCGTCAACCCGCGCCAGTACGCGGACCTTCGCATCGCCTACGGCCCCGAACTCGACGCCGTTCTGCGTGACGGCGAGATTTCGATGTTCCGCTCCAACCGTGTCGCCAACGGCACTGCCTACGCCGCGGTGCGCGGTGGTGTCGGGTTCTTGGACTACGAGCAGCAGCTGCAGACCGAGACCTGGCGCGAACCCAAGACCAAGCAGAACTGGGTGCAGTCCTCGGTGCTGCCCATCATGGGCGTCACCGACCCGTACGCCGTCAAGAAGGTCACCGGACTGGCGGGTTAACCCCCGCCAGTTTCGGCACACAGCCCCCAGAGAGGAGATCTTCGAAATGGCAAGTGTGACAGAGAAAAAGGTTCTGGTTGCCACCTGGGAGTACCTCGACGCCGACGGTAAGCGCCGCCGCGCGTTCTTCGGCGACATCGTCAGACTCACCGACGCCGAGGTCGACCGCGCGCAAGCCGCCGGGGTATTCGCAGCAGCAGCAGCAGCCCACGAGGATCCGGCCCCGGCCGGTGACGACGGCGCTGCCTCCGGTGAGGGTGGGACAGAGGCCCTGCAGGATCCGGGAGCGCAGGCGGGCGGGGAGCGGCCGAAGAAGGCCGCATCCAAGGCCACCTGGGTCGCATACGCGGTCAGCCGCGGCATGGACGAAGCGGAAGCCAAGGCCATGAACCGTGACGACCTGGTCCAGAAGTTCAGCGAGTGAAGGAGCACGCGATGAAGTACCGAGTTCTTAAGCCGTGCGCGTTCACTCAGGACGGACAAGCCGTACACCACACGCAGGCAGGCGCGGTCGTGGCACCCGACGACGAGTTGGTGGCCGCTGCACTCGTGGCGGCAGGAAAGCTCGAAGCCGTCGACGAACCCGAGCCGGTATCGGCACCGGCCGAGGCACCCAAGCCCGCCCCGGCAAAGGCCGCTGCGCGTAACCGCAGCGGTTCCGATGAGAACGGATCTGCCAGCCAGGATGGCTAACCCGTTCGTCGAAATCACGGCGTTCACTACCGAATTCGGTGGGGCACTCACCGCGGCGCAGACATCGCAGGCGACTCGTCTGCTGCAGGTGGTGTCCGACCGAATCCGGGAACTGAACCCCGATGTTGATCCCCTTGCGGCGGCGCAGGTGGTCTTCGAGGTGGTTCGCGACGCGGTTCTGTACGGGCACCTGGACCGGTTCGCGTCGTTCCAGAACACCACCAGCCGCCGCACTGAGGCGGGCACGGTCGATGCCGACCGCAGCGCCGTCGACGACTACCTCACCAGACGGCACAAGGTGCTGCTGGGCATCGCATTGGTGGCCGAGCCCATGGGGCATTTCCCGGAGAACGACTACTGATGTTCCAGATCGGCGGTGACGTCGTGGGAATTGTCAAGCGCACCAAGACCGCTGCACGCGACCGGTTTCAGCAGCGTATCGCCGCCGCCGAGCAGGTAGTGATCAAGAGCGGATGCCTGTTCGAAGTTCAGCCCACCGCCGTAGCCGACAAACGGGAAACCCCAACGTCGCCGCCGCTGGAACGCGAACTTGCCTGGGTGTTCCTGCCCGTGGACGCCGATACCCGCAGCATCACCGCGGCTGATGCGATCCGCTACCCGGTGATCGACGACGACGGCAACGCACTGCCTGCTGATGACCCCCGCAGCCGCACGTACGAGATGGCAGGCGACGGTGTGGTGGAACCGGACATCCATGGCCGCCGCGACCACGTGGCCTGCGTGTGCGAGTGGCAGCAGATCGCGCGGGCCGATGCCTAACCAGTTCGAGCAGTATGGGATCAGCCAGGACGACATCGACGAGGCACTCACATCCCAGGAAGTGATCGACGCCAAGGTGGAGCTGGCCAACGAGGCCGCAGACTATTGGCGCTCAGTGTCCCCACGGGACACCGACGACTACCACGATTCGATCAAGGTGGAACAGAACGGATCTGACGTGAGCGTCGGGGCCTATGACCCTGCCGCGAACATCATCGAATACGGCAACGAGAAAACCCCTGAATTCGCGCCCCGGGCGCAGACCGAAGCGCACTTTGAGGCACGCAGGAAGACCTCGTCGTGACGGTGGAACTTCTCGACTGGGAAGCACCCAACGGGATTGAAGTTCTGCTCGCGTGGCTGGCGCCGTTGGACGGCGTATGCGGCCCAGACCGCCCCACCGGCGACGGCTGGCCATACCGGCAGGTGACCCGTGTTACCGGGCCGGACGACAAGGTCACCGATTTCGGTCTCTATTCGGTGCACACGTTCGCCACCGGCCCCGACAAAGAAGCAGCGTTCACGGCCGCCGCGGACGCGCCCAGATCACGCACCGTCGCTTGCTGGCGATGGCGCCACCGCTGGCCCCGCAACGGCGCATCGCGATCAGCGGCGGCCGGATCATCAAGGCCGACAGCATCACCGCCACCGAAGGGCCTCGCCCGGAGCACTACGGCGCAGGCGAACTGGTCGCCCGGCAAGTTGCGCGGTACCGCGTCGAACTGCGTTTCGCCGCTGCTCTCTGATTCCCCCTGACTGACAGCCGGTCCGGGGATTTTGTTGCACACCAACATCTCTGGGGTGTGCTTTCCGATTGAAAGGAACCGCAATGGCCAACACATTGCCTATGACCGGCCAGGAGTGGGAGGACACCTACGGGTTCAACCCTCTGGGCATCCGCAAGGGCATCATCACCAACACCCTGATCCGGGACTACCACAGCTATCTGACGAATCTGGCCGACCCGGCGGTGGGCCTGAACGCCGACGGCGTCTTCTCGCCCTACGCCCAGGACGGCCTGTACCGAGATGACCTGATGGACCCCGATTTCCCGGGTGGTCCGTTCTTGGATCCTGGTGCCCTCAAGGACGACGGCGTGAAGATCACCTCGGAGACCAAGGTCGAACAGACCCGGGTCGCGCAGGCGCGCCGCTCGCAACGCTACGACCTGACCGAGGAAGACGACGAGATCGAATTCACCTACCGTGAGGACAACCCGACGGTCGATCTGCTGCGTTTCGACAAGCCGCTGGTGAACATTCCCGATGTTGGTACCGCGGGCTATGTGCAGACCAAGCCCGCCGAGGGGGATCTGGTCGAACGCCAGATCATTGCCTTCGCCGAAGACGGCGACCACCGATTCGCCTACATTTTCCCGCGGGTCGCGCGTTCCAAGGTCGGTGATACCCAGCTGAACAAGAAGGATCCGCACGAGCTGAACCTGAAATACGGTGCCCTGCTGTGCCCGTGGGCCAAGTACCCGGTGGCCATCGCCCGTGAGGGTGCGGGGTGGCGGGCACTTGGCGGGGCGCCGGTGTTCCCGGCCCCGGCGCCGAACGCGACGCCGGTGGCAGGCGGCAAGGCCACGATCGCATTCACCCAGCCGCAGGGCACGGGGGATCCGTGGGCGTACACCGTCACCAAGAACATCGGTGGCACCGAGACCGCGGCCGTCATCGACAGTGTCTCGGTCGTGGGAATCACGGTCACGATCACCGTTTCCGGCCTTGCCACCGGTGCCCAGGCCAAGTTCAAGGTGAAGGCCACCGGCTCCAACCTGGCATCGGCATTCTCCCTGGAATCGAACCAGATCACCGCGATCGCTTAGCGATCCACACGCCCCTTGGGCGGGGTGTAGCTGTGGCACCCCGCCCAAGGTCAGGAGCATCCCACCGCAGCAGGCCCCAAACTTCCGCAGCACGAGAGGAATTCACAGCACATGAGCAACTCACAACCCACGGTCCGCGACGAAGCGCGCCAGCGTCGGCGCCTGAGCCTGGAGCAGGCCATCGACGACGTGTCCAACTACTTCGGGGTCGAAGGCGCGCTCATCGTCGAGATCGCGGGCGAGGACTTCGAGATCCCTGCCCGTGTGATGCTCGACAAGGAACAGCAGAAGCGATACAAGGCGTACCAGGATCGCTTCGAGCAGCTGGACAAAGAAGAAGTTCCACGCCGGAACCTGCTTACCGGTGAAATCTTGGTGCACCCCAAAACCGGTGAAGTTGAGATGATTTCGCGTGTCAAAACCCCGCACGCCATCAACGATGTGGTGCTGGAAGAACCCTACGAGACAGCGCTGGCGATCGTGCTGTGGGGCGAGGAAAAGGGCGGGCGCTATTTGGCCGCCGGTGGCCCGATCGGGCTTATCACCATGACCTGGAACCGGATGGACTACGAGTTCGACGAGTGGAAAAAGGAGCGGGAGAAGACCGATCCCAAAAGTGACGGCAGCGCTGCAGGCGTGGCCGATGTACAGCCGGGAAATAGCCTCTGATCTTTCGCTCTACCACCACCGTTCCATCACTGAATGGCTCACGGGGGACATGAGCAGCGCCGAGCTACTCATCTTCCTCGATGGGTTACCCGATGCGTCGAGCTTCAAAACCTGGTGCTACCGCGGCGGCGACTGGACTGATGATCTGAAGATCAAGGCGCGCATGGTCAACGAGCTTGCTTTGGCGCGCGCCGACGGCCGCGGATATGTACCCGAGTTGGTGAAGACCCCGCTGGAATTCGCTGCTGAAATCGCGCACCTGGACTGGCAGCAACGCCGCCACGACGAGGTCCTCGCCGAGCTGCAGGGCAAAAACAAGAGGAGGTGAACTGGCCGTGCCGTTGACACTTGACGTTCTGACCGAACTCGACGAGTCGTCGCTGCAGCGTGAAATCGACCGCGCGAAGTCCCAGATCGCCACCGCAGGACGCGACGCCGGGCGCGATTTCAACCGCAACTTCAACTCCTCTGTCGGGCAGCTGAACATCCGTCAGGCAACAGCGTCGCTGACGCAGGAGCTGGAATCTGCTGGCCGGGAAGGCGGAAGCCGATTCGCCAACCAGGTCACGAGCCAGATCAAGGATGCAGCGGCGGAGGTGGCAGGGCATGGCCGCGATGCTGCAGGCGGATTCTCGAATGCGTTCTCCGACGGGGTCTCTGGCGCCCCCGGTATCTCTGGTCTGGGTGAAGCGGTGGCGGGCCGGATGGGCATGGCCGGTGCCGGGGTGGCCGCTGCTGCCACGTTCGGCACAGCGTTCGGCGCCGCCTTAGTGGCTGCTGCGGCGTTGTTCGGCAGCGCCGTCGTGGACGGGATGGCAACCGCTGCAACCGTCGACCTGTTTCAGGCGAAGATGGGGCTGGACGAGGAGTCCATGGGCCGCTTCGCCAAAGCCGCTGGCGCCGCCTATGCCAACAATTTCGGTGAGTCGCTGGCCGACAACCTGGAGGCGGCGCAGGCAGCATTGCAGGCCGGTTTGATCGGGCCGGACGCAGCCGACGCCGAGGCACAGCGCACCGTCGAGAAGCTACAGGGCGTCGGGGAAGTCACCGACGCGAACGCCAAGGAGCTAGCCAGAGCATCAGCGACGCTCATCCGAACAGGGTTCGCCGACAGCACATCTGATGCACTGGACATCGTCACCTCCGGTTTCCAGAACGGGCTGAACGTGTCCAACGACTGGCTCGACTCGATCAATAAATACTCGGGCCAGTTCCGCAAGCTCGGCCTGGACAGCGGCGACATGCTGACACTGCTCAAGGAAGGGCTGGAGGGCGGCGCCAGCGGCACCGGCGCGGTCGCGGACGGGCTAAAGACCCTGAGCGCCAACGCTGTCAAGGGCACCAAAGACACTAACGAAGCCTTCGAGGGCCTGGGATTCAACGCCGACGAGATGGGCAAGCGATTCGCCGCGGGCGGCGAACAAGCCCGCCAGGCGCTCGGCAAGGTACTCGACGAGCTACGCAACGTCGACGACCCGATGCAAAAAGCCCTGATTTCCCAGCGGCTGTTCGGCAGCCAATGGGAAGAGATGGGCGACGCCGTCAACAAGCTGGACCTAGACCCCGCGAAGAACAAATTCACCGACCTGCAAGGCACCTCGGATCGGGCCACCAAGACCGCGACGGACAACTTCAAATCCGAATGGGAAGAAGCCACCAAGGCCGTTAGCCAATGGTTCAACGACCTGAAAACGAGCGTGTCCGACTGGTTCGTGGACCTGCCGATCATCCGCAGTATCCCCGGGGTCATCAAGGACGTGTTCAGCGCGCCGGACCCGAATTACGGCTACACGAATCCCGACGTGCCGCGCAATCCCGTTCAGTTCGACCCCAACAACCCTGGCGGCTTGCTGCAGCCGCCGGGTGGGGGCGTGAACGCGATCGGCGGCGACGGTGTCGGGCTGGGATTGGGCAACCTGCTCAATCCGACCCCGGGTGCGCCGCCGCCCCCGGGATCTCCGTTGGCGCCGAAGCCTTCGAACGCGACCGATGAGGGCCCGCAAGCCGGTGAACACAAGCCGATCGATCCGACACCGGACAAGCCGGACAAGACGCCGCCGTCGTTCGATCCGAGTTTGTGGTCGGTGCAGGCCAATCCGGTGGCTATGCCGCCGCTGGGGGCGCCCGCGATGGGCATGGGGACCGAGGGCATCGCCGGGGGCCGGGGCTTCGGGCCGGGCTACTGGCAGGTCGATCCGCAGCGGGTGTTCGACGCCGAGTCCGGGGTGGAGCGGGCGAAGAACAACCTGGAACAGGACCGCATCCGGCGCCTGGAGCTGGAGGCCAAGGGCAATGCGTCGCAGCGTGAGCTGCTGTCGATCAAGAACCAGATCCAAGAAGACGAAACGCGCCTACATCTCAGCTCAGATGAAACTGGCTGACGCGCAACAAGGTACGTGGAAAAAGCAGAAAGACGCCACGAACAACTTCTTGTCCGCGCTGGGCCAGATCGGGGCCGCTCTCGATAACGACCTGGGCGCCTCCAAGGGGTTGGCGGGTCTGGCCGACAACCTGGTGCGGTTCGTGGCCAGCCTCGGGGCCGCGCCCATGATGGGCCAACTCGCGGTCATCGCGCAGGCCAACGGCGGCATCGCGCGCACCGGCAGCGGGTTGGCCGGGTTCATCGGCCAGCAAATGGGCCTCGGACAGACCCCCGTACCGCAGGGGTACGCCGCAGGCTATCTCGCAGGCAGCTTCGGTGGCGGTGGCATGTACGCCGGTGACGCCGCGCTGCTCGCGAACGTGCCCGCGGGCCGATATGAGACGCCGAACGAACCCGCGGTCTGGGATCTGACGAAGGGTCTGGCCGACTGCTCGTCGGCGGTCGAAGATCTGGTCAACCTCATGGACGGCCGCCCCACCGGCGGCCGTCAGATGTCGACCGCCAATGCCGACCAATGGCTGCGCTCGCGTGGCTTCCTACCGGGGATGGGCGGCGATGGTGACTTCCGGGTCGGATTCAACCCGTCACATATGCAGGCCACGCTGCCCGGCGGCACGAACATCAACTGGGGCAGCGACAGCGCGGCGGCCCAGCGCGGCATGGACGGCGGCCAGGGCGCCTACGACCCGGCGTTCACGTCGCACTACTACCGGCCCGCAACCGGCGGCGGCACAGGTGGTGGTGGCTTCATGCCGGTTGCGCCGTCGGTGGGTGTTACCCCGACTCCCATCACGATGCCGCCGTCGGGTTATGCGCCGCTAAGCGATGCCGCGCTGGCCAATCCGGCTCTGACCAATCCGGGCGCGCCCGGCCCTGGGCAGAGCGGGCCGTCGCCGCTGTTGGCGCCCGGTGGTGGCGCGGGCGGATACGGCCCCGGCGGCACGGGCCCGATGCAGGGCCGCTCGTATGGGCAGGGCGGCCCGGGCGGCGGCGGGTTCCAAGGACTCGGTGGTGCCCCGATGGCGGCGCTGTCGACGGCCGCCTCCGGTTTGGACCTGATCGCCCCGGGAGCTGGGCAAGGCGCCCAGATCGCGATGCAGCTGACGAACCGTGCGATTGGCTATGCCGGTCAGCTCGCCGGTATCGGGGTATCGGGTCTGCTGGAGACGTTCGCGCTCAACGATTCGGCGTTGTCGGATCCGTCGAAGAACTGGATCGGCAAGATCGCCTCGGGCATTGCCGGTGCCCGCCCGGCGCTGCCGAACTCTGCAGGCCAGTCCGCGCCTCCAATCGCCCCGCCTGAGAAGCAGCAGAACCAGGGCCAAGGCCAGCAGGGCAGCGCGCCGATGGTGAACATCGAGAAGTTCGAAAACGGCAGCGGCAACCCCTCCGATGGGCAGTCCGCGGCCCGCGACATTGCCCGCCAATTCAATTCCGTTGGAGCGGGGGAGCGTTGAGCAGGCACTGGCCGCCCGGCCCCATCACCCCGTACGGCATCGATCTGGTCACCGAGGGCGTCGAGCCGATCGTGCGGTTCACCACCGGCAACGAGCAGCTCTCGTTCGACGTCAACGGTGGCGGCGCCCCGCACCCGGGCGTGCAGCCAGGCATGGTGCTCGAAGACGGGATCAAGGGGCTACACCCGAAGTTCTCTCACCTGGATCAAAAAGGCGCGCACCAGGACGGCGTGACCAACCGCGGAACCGTCTACGACGAAGGCGAATTCGACATGACGGTCATCGCGCAGGCTAAAGATCACATCACCGAGCGGCGCCTGATCAACGACTGGATCGAAATGTGGGATCCGAAGAAGACACCCACCATGACGTTCGTAACTCCCGACATGGGGGAGTGGTGGTGCTACCCGCGGTTGCACCGCGCCTCGCCAGAGGGCTTGCAGAAGCTGATGTTCCGCAACGGCAAGGCGCGGTTCACGTGGTCGATCCGCAACGACGACGCGTTTTTCCAATCGCACCCGTCGGTGTCTGAGTTTTACTTTTCTTACCGCTCGCAGCGTGACGCGTTCCGGCGCAACAGCCCGGCGGGGCTAGGCCCGGACTGGGACCAGAAGTACACGCTCGGTGCCGGTACCTGCGGCACCGATGGCCAGATGTGCCGGTGGTTCGACAGCGGCACCGGCCAGCGCACGGTGGTGAACCGCTACAACAAGTCGGTCACCGCCACCGACAACCAGGTGATCACCATCAAATTTGGTGGATTAAGCGAGTTTCCGTTCCCCGATGCGGCATTCAACGACATCTGGGGTCGCATGAACACCACCGGGGATCCGGGCACCACCGGGATCCGGGCCCGCATCGGAAGCGGCTGGATCCGGCTGTCCGGCTGGGTTGGCGGCGCTGAGGTGTGGGTGTGGGAACGGCCGCTGCTGGTGCCGCCGTTCTGGAACGAAGAGTGGTCGCTGGTGTGCGGCACGCCGAGCAACCCGCGCGAATTCCGGGTGCTGCGCCAGGGCTTTCCGGTGTTCAAATTCATCGAACCGTCGGCTCTGTCCATCATGGGCGAAGCGTTCCGCGGCACCGGGTTCGGAATGGAAGCAGGCGCCGGTATCAGCGGAATCAACCCGCAGGTCACCCCGGCGCCGTTGTGGGAGTGGTCATCTGGCGACAACGCCACCGTCACCCAGTCGGGATTCCTGTCGCTGACGAACATCGGCACCGAAGACGGCTGGCCGCGGATCACCGCGTACGGGCCGGGCCTGTTCCGGTTCGGCAACGGTCCGGGCTCAACGGACATGATCGAATTCGGGCCGCTGCTGGAGGGGCAGATCGCGCAGATAACCACGCTGCCGCGGCTGCGCGGTGTCGTCGACCTGAGCCCAGATCAGCCCGAGCAGGATCTCGACGAGTTCCAGGACATCATGAAGCGGCTAATCAGCTTGGCCACCAACGGAAATGTTCCGCCGCTGCTGGAATGGTTCGAGTCGCAGTTCGGGATCCGGCCGCCGCAGGGCATGCTGTACGCGCTGCTCGGTGGCCGGTTCACCCGGTGCTGGCCCGGTAAGGAAGAAGGCATGCTGCCGGTCACTGGCCGCATGGCCGTGGAAATCAAGGACGGCAACGCCAACTCGCGCGTAATCGCGGCCATCACCCCCAGGCGGCGATGGCCCGTGTAGCTGTCGCAGACCCTGCGACCGCCCGGGAAAAGCTCTACTCGGACAAGTACACCGCTGCCAATTTCGCGGAAATCGCTGCCGCTGTCGAGCAGGCCGCACCCTCGGACATTCTCGTCGAGCTGTACACCAACACCTACAGCGCCAGCACCGAGTGCGGCGACTACATGGAACTTCAGGTGGCCTGGCCGCGTAACGCCGTCGGTACCGGCTCACTGGTCCTGAAAGGCTCGGACCCGCTCGCCCCTATCGCGCTGACTTGCCACGAAACCGTTGTGCCCGTGACGGTCACAGTCGGTCACTTGCGCTGGTCGGGCCGCATCAAGAAGGCGGTCGACAAGTTCGGTGACGGCCCCGACACTGTGGTCTGCGAACTCGAAGGCGACTACGCCTGGCTGTACAAGATCTGCGCATTCCCGAATTTCCTGCTCCCCATACAGGTGCAATTCCCGAACCGCGGCGTGGCAATCGGCGGCGCGATCAGCGTCATCAAGTTCCTGATCGCCACCCAAGCATTCCGAATCCAGTCGGGCATGTGGGATCTGGTCAACAACCTCGGCTCGCTGAACCTGGACTGGCGCACCTGGTTCGGCACATGGCTGATGCAGAACCCCGGCGAGGATCTGGAATTCCAAGACATCCTCGACATGCTCACCACCCCGATCTACGTGGTGCCGACGGTAGGGATCTTCGACACCAGCCCCGTAATTTCCATCAACTGGCGCATGGACCGCCTGGCCGAACTGATCGACCAGGAAGTCAAAGACAACGGACTGTCGGTCGAGGTAAATCTGTGGAAGCCCGGTGAGCCGCAACCGCACCCGACCGCCAACCTGCGCGTGCCCACCATAGTCGTCGATGTCAAGGACCGGATGGGTGTCATCGGTCCGACCGGAACATTCTTCGACGGCATCCTGCGCGTGCTGGTCGATCTGCAGGATTCGGCATTCGGGGAAATCCTCAAGCCGTTCCTGAACCCGGACAACGAGTACGCACCCGATGGGGTGGTGATCGCCCCGAGACTGGGTGTGCACTTCGTCAAACCGTGGTGCGTGTTCTCCGACCATCCGCTCAGCGGCATAAAAGGTGAACTGGCGCATCATCATCCGCTCGCACACACCATCATCGCCGGTGGGCGCAGCCCTAAGTGGATGAACGATCTCATCAACGCGACGCTTAGCTGGCTACTCGATTCACTCATGATCGTGATCGGAATGACCGGCGTTCCAAGCAATCTGCTTGACGGCATGTTCAACGACGTGTTGCTGGCGTTCCAGATGAGCCAGAACTTTGACCGTCGCGTCAAGCTCGGGCCCTACGGCTACCCGGAGTACTTCGTGCCCACCGGGCATGCCGCCTACAACATCGACATGTTCTTCGCGCTCAAGCGCGCGCAGTGGGAAACACGCGGATACATCAGCGGCAAGCTGACTTTCGACAACGGATACCCGTACGAAGTTGGCCGCGACGTATTCCCCGGAGCACTGGCGTCGGTGGTGCGCCGCGGCATGTTGTACACCGACTACATCGAAAACGTGGTCCTGACCGACACCCGCCGCGACCGCGTGAAAGTCGAAGTCCAGCTCGGGGACGGCAAGGCCGAAGAAGCACCCGTCACCCGCCTGCAGCGCAAGGCCGTGAAGTTCCAGGAAGCCATCAACATTCTGACCATGGCGGCAGGCCAATGATCAAGGGAGGCAACATCAATGCCCGTAACCATTGACGGCAACGACATCGTCATGTCAGGTGTGTGGCGCCTAGTCAACGGCTTCAATCCCGAGACCGGCATGGCCTATCTGATCGGCACCCCCGACGGGGGCGTCGGCATGTTGCCCTTCGTTGCCCCCGGCGTAGCGGGCCCACCGTCACCGCCCCGCAACATCATCCGCCACGAAGTACCGGCAGGCGATGAGCTGCCGCCGGAAAGCTCCAAGGTGATCGTCGTGGATCCCGGCGGGCCCGGCGAGGCCGCGATCTGGGACTGGGAGGTCTGGCTGCATGCCGGGGAAGATGGGCCCGCCGGTGTCGTGACGCTGATGAACGCCAGCGACCTGGAAGGCACCATCAACGACGGCAGCATCGACGGCTACACCATCGTGAAGAAGCCCGGCGAGAACAAGGGCATGTGGGTCGCGCGCAAGGTCGGGGACTGGTGGATCCCGGGCACATCCTCGCTGACACCAAAGCCGTTCAACGCCACGTCGCCACACTCGCTCGTCGGTGTAGGTGTTCCGCCGCAGAAGTTCGACTGGCGGCCCGAGGCGTACGCGATCGGGCAAGTAGTGGGCAGCACCGATACCCGCGTGGACTTCGTAGCCCGAGTCGGCACCCAGACGGGCCACGAGTGCGGCTATGCGCGTGGAGTGACCGGTGCAGCACCGCCGCCGCTGACAATGCTGCCGCTGCCGCCGCTGGGTAGCGACCTGAGCACGTACGGGCGCGTGTCCGCGGGTGTGGCCACCACGGTTTATTTCATGCTGGAGCAGAAGAACAGCTCCTCGAACAGCTGGTCGATGACACCCGGGCCCGATACCCGCGTCGGTGTGAAGGTCTGCCCGATCCCGTGAGCTTCCCGCAGTATCCGACGCCGCCGCGTGGGCTACCGCCCGGGTTCAGCCTGCCGCAGCAGCCGGACCTCCCGGGTAACGGGCCGCTCATGTCGGCCGAGGAGATCGCAGCCCGCCGTGAACAATTCATCGAACTGATTCTTCGGCAGGTGGTGCTGGCGGTCGCGAACGTGGTGACCGGCGGGCAGGCGGGCCACGCGTTCGACGAGCTGCAGCAGTGGGCCGAGAACCTGCCCGGAATCGGCGACATCGTCACCAAGCTGCAGGAAATTCTGGGCGCAGCGTTCGGCGGCGTCGACATCACCAACCCGCGCGCGCTCGTCGAAGCCATCCGTAAAGCGATCGGAACCCTGTTCAACGGCATCCTGCCGGTGTCGTGGATCGCGGACGTGATCGAAGACCTGATCCAAGGCGCTGGCCAGTTCCTGGACGGCAGCAGCATCGCAGACAACCCGTTCATGCACTGGGATCCGAACACTCCCGGCATTACGTCGGGATTCTCGGGCAAGATGACCGCCAACGGCACGTGGCAATCCGTGCGCGGCGAGATTTTCGATGTCGTGCCCGGCAATGTGGTGAAACTGCCCGCGGCAACCAAATGGTCCGGCGTCACCGCCACACCGGGCAGCAACCCGATCAAGGTCGGCTTCGCCACCTGGGACGCCGCCGGTAACGCCTTGCCCGATGTCATCACCGGGCAGGTCCACCCCTCGACCGCGTCGGCGCCGTGGCAGCCCATCGCGACCACTGACTGGATCGTGCCCGCTGGCGTAGCACGGGCGGCCTCAATCATGACCCTGGATTCCGGTGCGCTCAGCGGCGACGTGTGGTTCTCCAACGTGTCGAGCTTCAAGTCAAACAAGATGGCGCCCAACATTGTTGAGAGCCTGATCGAGGGCGGACAGAACCTCGGCGAAGACATCCAGAAGACCTGGAACAACATCTGGAACGCAGTCTTCGGCGGCAATGAATCCGGCAAGACCCCCGACGATGTGAAAACCGCTACCGCGCACGTCACTTCGGTCGCCAACGACGCGAACGCCGCGGCACAATTCGCATCCTCGATGGTGATCCGGCCACGCCGCAGCCCACGCTGGATGTCGACCGGCACCCACGACGACGTGTCCTTCCCGATCGCGCTGGCACAATCGATGTTCACCCCAGCGTTGGGGGACATCACCTACATACCGATCACCCCGGACACCGACCGCGTGTACAAGGCCCTCAAATTCGGGCTGGTCGGCAACGCCATGACCAACCTCTACGTCGGCGTCTACAAGTTCGAATATGACGGAACACTCACCCGGGCGGTCTATCTCGGCGATGTGAAGTCTGCGCTGACCGCCTCGAAAGTGCAGACGTTCGCGGCACCGGGCGGCGTGTCAGTCGGGCGCGGCGAAACCGTGTATCTCGCCGTACGCCAGGTTGGCGGCACCGCTGGACAGATGTTCACCACACCGTCGCTGCTGCAAGTGACCGAGGTGGTGCAGCCGGTGCCGACCTACATCACCGAGAAGAACAACACCGGCACAGGGCTTCCGGCCACCATCTCGGGGGCGATCGTGCGGTCTGAGTCCGCGCCCGCGTGGGGTGCACTCGGGGAGACCCTGTTGGATTCACCGTGGACGGACTACACCGTGCCGGGCTGGTACACCTACCTGTTCGGTGCCGATTCGCGCTACGTCTACATCGCGGGCTCCAGCGCCGGTGGCGGCGGCGGTGGCGGCGACGGCGGCTGGAACAAACCAGGGGAAGGCGGGCGCCGGGGCAACTGGGCGGCCCTGAGCCTGGAGCGTGGCGTCGGGATTCCCTGGGACGTGCCCGGTTTGGACGTGTACGTTCCGGCGCCGGGCGCAGGCTCACCCAGCCGGGAAACCAACGGCAGCCCCGGCGAAGCGCTAATTGTGCGGCTGTCGACCGCACCGGGCACCGTCCTGTTGAACATCCCCGGCGGCAACGGCGGGCGCCTGGCATACGGCGGGCTGTTCAACCGCGACCCGATCGGTGAGGCCCAGATCAATTACCCGTTCTTCGGGCGCCTATTCGTCGGTGGCCTGGCAGCAGCCAAGGACACCAACGGCAACAGCCCCGGTGGCGGCGGCGGTGGCGGCGACGGCGGATTCGGTGGCAACGCCAACGCGGGCCGCCCGGGCGGTCCTGGTTTCTGCGCGATACGGACCGCGTGAAGTGACCACTCCGATGCCGACACGTACGGGCGGAAGGTGGTACGGCCGCTTCCGCATCACGCCCACGAGCGTGCCGTCGCGGGCCGCGGTCGGAACACCGACGATCACGACAGGGCCACTGACTATCCGTCCCACGAGCGTGCCGTCGCGCGTCGCGGTCGGAACACCGACTATCACATGGCCCCAAGATATTCGGCCGACCGGTGTTCCGTCCCGTGCAGCTGTCGGAACACCGAGCCTGATACAGAACATCACCCCGACGGGTGTGCTGTCCCGGGCTGCCGCCGGAACCCCAACCGTCACCGTGGGGCCGGTCACGATCCGTCCCGCCAGTGTCCCGTCCCGAGCCGCCGTGGGCACCCCGAACATCGCGCAGGTCGTCAAACCTGTCAGCGTGCCGTCGCGGGCGGCGGTGGGCACCCCGAACATCGCGCAGGTCATTACCCCGACCGCCGTTACATCCCGCGCCGCTGTCGGGACGCCGACATTGACCCGCGGACCGGTCACCATCGCCCCGACGGGTGTCCCGTCGCGCGTCGCGGTCGGAACACCGACGATCACCCAGCCCGCCACGGTCAACTACAACACCCAAGGGGTGGGCACCGAAACAACAAGCTCGCCTGCCCAGTGCACGATTTCCCCGAATGCTGGCGATGACGTGCTGGTGTTCTACTCGCTGGGATCGGGGGCGGTCTCGTCGGCGACCTACGGGGCAAGCAACCTGCCGATGATCTGTGGCGGGCAAGCACTGTCCAACGGTGTGTTGATCGCGGCCTACCTCATCAGGAACGTCGCCGCCGGTAGCGCCACGATCAATATCAACAAGACCGGTTCGAGCTGGGGACAGGCCGTGGCCGTGTCCTACGTGGGCGCGCAGGGATTCCGGCCCGCGAAATCCGCTGTCGGCAACGGAACATCGTTCTCCCTGCCTGTCACCGTGCCGCTCAACGGGCGCACCGTGCACGCGTTCACCCCCGGACAGAACAGCACCACCTTGTCGGCGCTGTCCGGCGGCACCAGCCGCTACCTGGACAACGTGGGGTTCTTGACCCAGTCGGTGCGTGACGCCGACGCGGCCACCACATTCGGTGGCACGCTCAGCGCGACCCGCGACTGGGCGGCGCTCGGTGTCCCTTTGTGTGCCGTAGCCCCCACCGGGCCTATCCCGAAGTACAGCACCGGCACGGACGCCGACGGCATCAACGGCACCAAGACATTCGACGTCTACACCGCAGCAGGCGATTACGTGTACGCGATCGTCGGACAAACCGGGCCGGGTGATCCATCCGCGGTCACCTGCGCCGGTACCGCGATGACGTTGCTCGACACCCTGACCTGGAACGCCGGATCTGCCACCGGGTTCATCAAGATCTACCGCAGCGCCGCGGCAATGGCTTCGGCGGGCGCCAAGACCGTCTCTGTGACGGCCACCGGCGGCAACTGGTGGCGTGCCTTCGGATTGGCCGTCTCCGGGGTCACCGCGCCTTCGGGCACCGTGACCAAGACCTCGGCGACCTCCTCGCAACCCACACAGTCCGTCACCTGCGCAGCCGACCAACTGATCGTGCAGATATTCATCACCTCGGCGGCCGTCACCGGTACCGAGGGCGGCGCGGCTCTGTGGCTGACGCCCGCTGCCGGGCAGGTCTTCATGACCGTCAATGTTGCTGACGAGTCAACAACTTTCAAGCTCGCTAACACCTCCGTGAACTGGGGCGCGGCAGCCGTCGTGCTCAGTTGACACAATCAGAAAGGCAACACCAAATGGCAAACATCATGTACGACAAGGCATATGAGGCATTCGGCAACGCGCAGATCAACTGGCCTGCCGACACCATCAAGGTCGTTCTGGTGGACACCGGCGGCTACACCCTGAACGCGGCCACCCACGAATTCCTATCGGATATCCCCTCCGGTGCTCGTATCGCCACCTCGGCCGCGCTCACGGGTAAGACGAATGTCCTCGGCGTGCTCGATGCCAATGATTCCTCATGGCCGGGAGTGACCGGCCTCAGCGGTGAAGCGGTCGTGATCTTCAAAGACACCGGCACGGTAGGAACCTCCCGGCTGATCTTCTACCTAGACACCGCCTCAGGTCTCCCCGTGACACCCAACGGCGGCGACATCAACATCCAATGGGACAACGGCGCCAACAAGATTGGCCGACTCTAATGCCGGTAGTGAGGGTCATCGCGCTATGCCTGGCGCTCGCCGGGATCACAGCGGCAGTGACGTTTACCGTCGCAACGCACATCGCGCCAGGTGAACACCCCCAGGATCCGCGCATCCACCAGGGGAGGTTCGGGTGGTGATCAAGGGGCGAATAGATAAGTGGCGCAAGGAGTTGTTTGACAGCATCGGCCAGCGATGCGCCGCTGTTGTTCGCGAGCTGTTGACCAATTTCCTTGACGACTTCCGGCGCGATGTGCAGGCGGAGTTGTCCGCGGTCGCGCGGAAGGCCGATGAATCGGTCGACAAACTAACCGACGCCATCCCCGGCACCCTCGACGACCGCCTGTTCGATGGCCGGTTCGGTCAACTGCTGCAACGTCTTGAGCAGATACTCCCGATCTTCGGCGGTGGTGGCCGATGAGCTTCGTATGGTTCCGCCCCGAAGGCCCGCTGCGTACCCGTGAGCAGGTCGCCCGCGAGGTGCACGCTGTGTCCCTGGCCCGTGGTCTTGACGAACTCGCCTCGGTGCTGACGCTGATGTGCATCGACGTCGAGGCTGGTGCCGACGACAACAACGGGGAGCGGCAGTGGTGGTGTCCGTGGAACGCCAATGATCCGACCTCGAAGAACTATCCGCACGATGCGCAGTCCGATGATGGACGCTCGGTGGGGTACTGCCAGCAGCAGAACGGCGCCGCCGGTGAGGTGGTGTCGGGCAGCGACAATTGGTGGGGTCCGATGCGTTCGCGGATGACGCTGGCGTTGGCGGTCGATGTGTTTCAGACTCGGCTGGCCGATGACTACGGGCGTGCTGCCGGAAACCCGAAGCTGGCTGGGGAGTTCGTGCAGCGGGTGCAACGATCGGGGTACCCGGACCGCTACGCGCAGCGCTGGGACGAAGCGTGGGAGGTGCTGCGGCGCGCGCTTGCGCAAGGGCCCGTCACCCCGAAACCGCCGCTGCCGCCCATCACCGGCAGCCCGATCACGCGTTCGCGGCTGACGTCGAATCGGTACGTCGGCCGCGGCGGTAAGACGCCGCGCTGGATCGTGGTGCACACCCAGGAAGGTGGACGCTCGGCGTGGGATCTGGCCGGGTTCCTGATTTCCACTCAGGGCACATCGGGGGCGGTGTCGTACAACGCGTGCGTCGACGACACCGAAACTGTGCTGACCGTGAACTGGGACGACACCCCGTGGTCCGCAGTCAACGCCAACCCGTATGCATTCCACATCTGCATGGCCGGTTCCTATTCAGGCTGGGACCGCGGCAAATGGCTCGAAACCGATGCCCGCGACGGCAAGAACGAAGACCTCCAGCTGACCCGGACCGCGCAGCTGATCGCGTGGCTGTGCCGCACCTACGACATACCCGCCGACTACATCGGCGGCAGCGGAATCCCTTGGGGCCGCGACGGTATCTGCGGACACCGCGACTTCGGTAGCTGGGGCGGCGGACACACCGACCCCGGCCCGGACTTCCCGTGGGACGAGCTGATCCGGCGCGTCCGCCTCTACCTCGACACCAACACAGGAGATGAAGACATGGCCCAGGTACCACAATCGGAATGGCAGGAAGTCATCGATTACGTTCGCGCGCAGAACGCCCCGATCCCGTCGGCCTCGCCGCTGCGGCACCTCGGGGAAGGCAACGTGAACACCCGCGCCAACCTGGCGCGCGCCATCGACGCCAACCAGCACGTGACCGCAGTGGTCACTCTGGCCAAGGAAGGCCACACACCCTCGATCGCGCTGCTCTGGGAGGTGTCGACCGCGGCCGACGCGCCCGGCAAGTACCCGGACCGGCAGGAAGACGCCAAGCTCGCCAAGACGCTGCTGGCCAGCATCAGCAAGACCAAGAAAGCCGTCGCCGCCGAGGACATCGAAGCGTGGCTCGATGCCGAGAAGGCTGCCGCATGAACGGGCCCGACGGGAAGTGGATCGGCTACGGCGAAGGCGACGTATCCGACGCGGTGACGCCGATCGAACACCGCCTCGTGCACGCCTACCCGAAAAACAGTCACGCCATCGAGCACGGCGTCGCCGTGGATCGCACGTACACCGCGGGCACCGCCCGCGCGGTGCGGGATCTGACGGCGTTCATGAACAACGACGCCCGCGAGCGGGAACGGCTGGCGCGCATGGGCATCGCCACCCCGTTGCGCAGTGATGGCGTCGCGAACCTGGACGTGCGCAAGGCCATCGGCGCCTACGTCGAGGCCCCCGCCAATCCACCGGCATCCAAGTATCCGATCCAGGGCGTGTGGGCTGATTCGCGGGCGTTCCTGAACCCGCCTACCGCGCATAGTTTCGTCAAGGCCACCAACGATTTCCGCGACGAAGCGATGCGCCTGTACCGGCCGATGGCGGGCACCCCGATCTGGCTTCTCGGCTACAGCATGGGCGGGGTGTCGGTGCAGAAGATTCTGGCCGCGCTGCCGCCCGAATGGCGCCCGTACGTCGTCGGGGTGAGCACTTTCGGTGACCCGTCGATGCCCGCCGAGGGCAGCTTGCTTGGTGATGATCCCGGCGAGGGTATCTCCAAATCGCCGCAGCCACCGTGGGTGCGAGACCGGTACTGGTCGTACTCGATCGACGGTGACTGGTACCCGCGGGCCCGCGGCCTGCTGTTCGTGCTCTACCAGGTACTTACCCGCGCAGAACTGACCATGGAATTCGCGATCTACCTGTTCACCGAGTTCCCGAAGCAAGCATTTCAACAGCTCATCGGGCAGGCCCCCAGCACCGACCCGCTGGCCGGGGTGCTGGCCGGGTTGGCGGGCATGATGACGTCGGGGCCGCTCGGTACGGTCGGCGCCTTGCTCAATCCGTTGCAGCTGTTCGCGATCCTGCCCGATCTTGTGCACCTGCTGTTCGACGCCATCAAGTTCGTGGCCACCAACGCGCACGGCAAGTACGGTGACCCCGGATATGCGCTGTGGGACGGCATGACCGCCGTCGACCACGCAGCCGCCACCATCCGCCGCATCGCCCCCGAGGGCTGCACCCTGTTCCTGCTGCCCGGCACGTGGGCGAACTGGAACCAGGGCTTTCCATTCGACGTCGCCGTGGCGCTCCAGTATGCGTGACGAGAGTTCGGCGCCTGGGAATTCAACCCAGCCCACTAGGCATCAAGAGCGCTCGCGCGCCTCCGCTCGTTTGCGCCACGTTTGCAACCGTGTGCGGTGAGCTTCGTTCCGCCATCGTCGCCGGGGTGCTGTCTTCAAGCCTGTCAATTCAGGCTCCAAGCACCTTCGCCGAACAAGCGTAGATACTACGCCCGATCGGCCCCGCGCGAGGAGAGCGCGCAGGGACTCCACTCACCGTAAGCCCAACCCAGCGATTCACCGAATCGGTTATCCACAACCCACAAGAAGGGGCGTCACCATGATCAATCAACTTCGAGCACTCAACACCCCGGCCAACCGCCAGTATCTGTACCGCGTTGCCGTGGTTCTGTTGGGGGCACTGGCCTTCTACAACATCATCGATCCCGCAGCGATCCCGCTGTGGCTTGACGTCGTGGGCACCGTACTCGGCGTCGGTGTAGTCGGCACCGCTAACCACGCACTCAAGGGGCAGCGCCGCGACGGGATCCTCTAGTGCCCGACTTGACGCCATTCGACGCCAACGACGTCTGGGATCTGCTAGTCGCCGCAGTCGTAACTGTTCCGCCCACGATCGCGGCGGTCGCGGCCCTGCTCGTGTTCTGGAAGGGGCGTGACGAAGACCGGCAGAAACTAGGCGAGGTACACCAGACCGCCGCCGTGGCCGCTGCGGCGGCCACCGCTACGAAAGATCAAGTGCAGAACGGGCATACCACCAAGTACCGCGACGACTTCGACGGCATGAACCACAAAATCGACCTACTCGTCGATCGCGTCGACTTGATTCAGACGAACATGGAACTGCTCAACGCCTCACATTTGGCGCTCGTCAAGCGCCTGCAGGGCTAGCCCGTCTGGCGTGCACGGACATCGGTGGTGCCGGACTTCGCGACCACCGCATCGCAGGTGTATGGCTTGGGGCCGGTGTAGCCGCCAAAGCCATTCTTGGCGTTGACCATTCCCGATACTGCCAGGTATGTGTCTCCAGCGTTCGGGGCGTAGGCGAGGCCCCCGGGCAGGACCGGCGGGGCTGGTGCGTCGAGGGCTGTCTCGTCTGTGAACCGTGCGCTGTCCGGGTCTCGTAGACCTTTCCTAATCGCCCCTTGGCATGTCTCGATTGCGTACTTTCGTTTCACTTCGAGGCTGAGCCCGTTGTTGTGGGAAGACCCACCGGACAGCCCGATCGCGCATGCCGCCATGAACATCAGCAGCCCAACAAACGCCCCCAGAAACACCCACAACGCCTTCGAGGGGGTGTCTGCCTTTCCCGCCATGGACGGCAGATTACAAGATCACGTCCAGGTCAGAGACGGTAATCGCCGGTATTCGGACCTAGTGTGAGACTTCGTCGAGACCGTTTTCCCGCAGCGTCGCTGTCATCGCTTCTACAACCCGCTCAGCAGGCCAGTCGTCCGGCGCTGAAATCAGCGTGCCCCCGGCCAGCTCAGTCGCGGTTAGCCGGTCAACAAGATGGCTGACCGTACCGACCTCTGCGCTGATCCACATTCGGTAGCCGACGCCGATCTTCCAGTTGCCACGGCGAGCGAGACGACGCACTGCGAGATCCGCGAATTCGGTGGTTGCAGGCTCCCACGTCTCGACCACCGCAGCTGTTACGGCGTCGGCATCCACGGACCGCAGCGCGTTCTCATGCGCTTCACGGAGCTCGACCGCCAGACGGCGGCGAGGTAGCCGCTGTCCGACTGCTGGGTGACCGGCTGCGATACGCACCAGAGGGGAAACACGGGGGCCTGCGCCCGAAATGGTGAAGGAGTAACCCTCACCGGGCAGCGCATCACCGATATCTTCCGAGGCCCCTACGAATTCACGAACAGGATGTTTGCGAACTATGTTGACCAGTTCGTCGGGGGAACCTTCCCACAGTTCCCAACCGTTGTCGGCCGCAAGCTGCCAGCTCGATACGTCGAACGCTGATTGCAACGAACGGAGCAGGCTGTCGGTGCGTGCGGCGATCCATTCGGGAGATTCGCCAGCTGCTACTCGGAGAGCGAGCAGCGACGGCCGTGATGCGCCCCAGACTGGGTTTTGCACCTCGTTCACAGCTGCCACCTCACTCATGGTTTCGGAGTGTAGATGACCTCTACACCGTAGACACCGTTTGAATCGAACAGGTCACGAAGGGCCGCAGCACCATAGGGATCGGATACGTGCCACTCAAGTCTCGCACCTGGGGGGAGTGCGCCGAGCTGTCGGTCAACTTGTTCGAGCGCCGACTCTGCCCGCCCCGTCCAGTACGCGTTGTCCGGCGCGAACGCCATGCCCCGAAAGCCATCCTTGGCTTGAGCAATGATCAGAACCTGTGGATGAGCCTCGGTGAGGCGGCGTAGGAAGGGGCGCACCTTCCC